CATCAGCCATGTTTATTCTCGCTCTACATCACCAAATACTGCTGAAAGAACTGCTCTTTTATATCCATTAGAGTAATCAAGAAATAGTTTTCTAACCGCTCTAAATTCTTGGGTTTCAGGCCCAAGCGCATCCTCAAGCTGTTTTAAGAAAATTGCCTGCATTTTCTTGTTCTTTGAGGAAATAAATTTTATGATATCTTCTGCATCCACACCTTGAATAATTATACCATTACTCATCAGTTTTTATCCCTTTCTACACAATCCACGAGAATCCTATTAATCTCGGGTACACCGCGTAAGATTCTCGATTTAATGTCCATAGTCCTATTATCAACTGTTACTGATATCGCATCATTTACAGTTGCTTCATTGGCTACAGTATATTTAATTTGAACTCTACAATCCCCGACATCGGTTTGTCCACCACGTTCCCATCCAAGTAATTCAGAAACACCCCAAGTAATATGTCCTGAGATTTCTGTCCCACTGTAGGTATAGATATATCCCTCTCCAGAACAGGTAGGACAAAAAGCATCGAGCGCATCCCCTGTAATGGGGTCAACCCCACAAGTAGTGCAAGCCACAGAGGAAGCTACAACATTGAATGTAGCAATTCTCCCAATAGCTCCACGAATGGAGTCGATAATATCTACAGTATTACTTGGAAAAACGATATAGGTCACAATACCTCATCGAAAATTGTAGCAAATCTAGCTGAGACATTCTCCCAATCATAGATGGGATTATTAAACTTCTCTTCTGATAGAAGTGCCAGATTGGCATATAACCCCGGTTGCTGATAAAGTTCCTCAAGATTTTGAGCAAGCCCGTCAGCAGAAACTAACCCACCGAGGGTCATAGTATCCGGTTGACGGGTCCATAAAGAGATTGGAATCAGTAGACCAATATCTCTAAACAATTCAGCAGATGCGCTGTTATCTGGAACAATTTGGGGAATCCCAACGGAGGCATCTTCAGCATTACAAAGACCCCAACCCTCGCCAAAGGAGGTATTAACACCCACGTCCGAGGCATTTGCAATTAAGTTAAGTTTAGCAACAGGGACGGTTTGTATTTGTCGAGTCCCGTTTGTTACAATGAGACGCTCTTCAACACCAAAACGTCTACAAAGTTTGGCGATATCCCATCCTGCATCCTTTAGTCCCATATGAAGATGGAGTTTTACATTCTCAGGTTTATTCTTTGCAAATTGTGCAAAGCCCTCAATAGTAGCATCAATCTTCTTTCTAGGCTGGTTTCGGTTACGATTCAGTACAATAAAAGAGTTGTAAAAGTCTTCCCGATCTGGGTACAGAATCTTCTTCAGGGCTTGCTTTTCTTCTTGAGTTCTAAACAACTTGCAGAAGTGCTTTTTATTGATCCCATGAGGAACGATATCCAGTTCCATTTGAGGAACTGCTGTCCTTACAACATCGTAACCGAACTTTGTATAAACAACCGCCCTATTCACAATATCGAAATCGGTGAACCACTCCGGGTCAAATTCTGACGAGTCTACGGGGAAATAAACGACAATGTTCGGGAGAATCTGTTTATCATATGCCTTCTTGATTTCCTTCAGATATTTGGCAATAACCCAAACATCATTCAAAATAAAAATCAAATCCGGCTTTTTCGCTACGAGCTCCGGAATCCGACTAAATCCCCAGATATCCCCTCGAATAGAGGCTGGGTAGATAGGCCATTCAATTTCATGTGGATCACCAAAGTAATTCACACCCAACTGAATTAGCTCGTATTTATTTGTAAGGTTCTTAAAGATATTATGAATAACTTGACTAAAGCCTGTCGGAGTTGACGGGCTGTCCGCAATAATCAAAACTTTTTTCACTTCCTATTCCTTTCATTTCCCATTTACTTCGTATGGGTTATCCTTAAATCCTGGAAGAGTAGACTTGTAACTGTTTAGTAACTTTTTCTGTGGGATTTTTAGAATCGAGGTTAACTCTTCCCAGTCCTTAGCCAAAGAGGCTTGACGCAATTTTGATGCTTCAATATTAGAGTAAGAAATCTCTGCGTCCTTCCAGCTACCAACAGTCCATGCACTACCTTGTAATGTACCCTCTTTTGTTACAATTGAGGACATTAAAACAATGGGTCTTTCATCACCAGGTTCGATAATAGGGGGGTTAGGGAAAATATAGGTCCCACCAGGATTCCTATAAATATTATAAGTATCGTCAATCAGATACTTATAATTCCACCACCGTTGGAGGGCTTTAACACCCATAACTAATGACGTTCTAAGCCACTCATCTAAGTAGCGATACGCTGTAGAATCGGTATCACCAAGCTGAACCCTTAAATCTTCAATTAAGTAATCTAAGTTCGTGGCTACGGAAATTGGCATTACTCACCAAACTCGGCTCGCTGGATCTCTGCAAGCCGTGCTTCAATTGCTTTCTGCATTTTTGCTGATTTACCTTCAGCTTCTGCTGTATCCAGAAGACGCTTTACGGTAGCTTCGGCGGTGATCTTATTCAACAGGGAGGTCAGCTTCAGGTACTGGAAATTTACGGCTTCTGCAACTTCTGCGTCAGTCATCTCATTCGGGCTACGTTCAGGAACCGTGGTTGGACGGTTGAATTTGATAATTGCACCGATATTGAAAAGCTGCCGATTCATCCGAGTAAAATAAGTATCCTGTTGTTCTGACCAGGTATCAACGATCATATCATCCTCGAGTTTACGAGGATCACCCTTAAGAATACGTCCTTCAGGTTTATTCGACCACGGGTTGATTACCATAACATGAACCTTGCCAACAGTGGTTTTCTTGTAACTAGCATAGGGTTCATTCACCTGCATTTTCGAAAAAACTACTGAATCAATAATATCCTGTTGCATTAATTTACATATCCTTTCAAAGAAAAATTTTAGTGGGGGAGGGCCTAAACCCTCCCCCAACTTAGTCCTTAGACAATCTTGATTACGTGAATACCCTCAGCCTTCGAAATCAACAGACCGAACTGCTGATACATTTCCAGCCAAGTGTACGGGGGAGTGGGGGCCATATCATCCCACATCTTGGTGCGAACATCACCGTAGGTAATGAAGTCACCAACATTGTTACCGATCACCAGGATCTTATCCGTGGGGAGCAGGGTGTTATGATCTTCAGGGTTATCCCATTGCTGATTCAAAGCAATCAAGGGGGCACCATAATAGCGACCCAGAGAACCGCGAGCCACAACTTCAGCCAACTGACCATCAACGCCAACCGTAGTACCCGAGCCATTGTCCCAGAAAGCACCGAACTTGGTGATCGGGGTCATCAGAGAACGGATACCAACGACGGCTTTCACACCGCCAGCGGTCTGATTGATATTGTCAATAGCATCTTCCAGGGCGGTAGCGGTGACGGCGGTAGCAACCTGGGTGAAGTTGTCAGGAGTATTCGCAGCAGTCCAGACTGTGGTCAAAGCAGTGAAAATCTTATTCATAAAATAATCACGCATCTTCGCAGCCATTTCTCCACGAATATCGGACAGGGTACCAATTTCACCGGATTCCATATCCCAAGCACCCCAACCAACTTTGATATTAGCACCGTCCAGAACATAGTTCATACGTTCCGTAACGGTAATCTCACTACCAAGATGGATGGAACCGGGGACAAGCGTCCGAACTTTCATACCCTTGCGCTGCTTCACAACCAGGCTATCACCGGGTTGCAGAGAGCGAGAGTCGAGCAGCATACTCATAAAGTCAACCGCAATGTGGTTGGGCTGAACGAACTCAGTGATAATTGCAGCCAAAGCATCCCGTTTATTACGATCCTTAGCAGCCGCTGCAAAAGCTTCCTTTAATTTAGTGTCTTCCATTGAGGAATCCTCCGATTAGTGTAAAATCTTGAAGGTCAGCTTGCCAGTCGCAGATTCGTACTGGTAAACTTCAGCAACAGGATTGGTTAAAGAATACTTCAGCATACCTTCGGTACCAGCAACGTCTTCGGCGGTGTTACAAGCAGCCAGGGGGCTGCCAGGAATTTCCACTTCAGCACTATAAACATAGGCACCAGACGGTACAGTGTAGATACCCTCACCAAAAGCCAGAGAAGGCACACCACTTGGAATGGTCAAGCCTTCCTGATGACCGGGCTGGGTGAGGTACACAGTCGCGGAAAACGGAACGTTACTAGTCTGATCCCATCCATTGCGTAAAGCATAGGTATAGGAGGGAACAGGCTGGTAAATCGGGGTCTGGCGATTGTCCTGCGCCCAGGTAACGCAATAACGAGCCCGGGTAGATTCAGCGGCGGTAGCCGGAACCTTACAACCAGGCAGGTCAGAGCGACTACCAAAATCGTAGCTAAAAGTTTGGCTGGTCAGTACGACCATGCGACCTTCAACCACATCGGCAGTAGGAACAACACCAAGAACAGTGTTACCAAAATGATTAATTTCCATTGTTTCTACCTCTTACTTGATGTATTTTTCTCGAAGAGCCAGGCCCAAAGCTTTGGGATCGTCATACTGAGCATTATCTTCTAAATTACTCAGATTAGGCAGTTCGATTTTTGTAGACGCTTTTGTTTCTTTGGTTACGGACGCAAAGGAGATCATCTCTTGTACCATGAAATCCAACGCTTCCTCCGTCAGACCTAAAAGCAGTGATTTCTTCTCACTGAAGAAGCTCTCGTCTTTGTTCAGACCAGCTTCAGAAAAGCGAGTTTTGATAGCAGCGAGTTTTTCAGATTCTTCGCGTTCTTTCACAACGCTGGCCTTAAACTCACGCAGTTCGATCAACTCACTATCCTTTACTTCCAGGGCGGCGGAGAGTTCGGAAACCTTCGCATCTTTTTCAGCTAGACCTACATTAGTATCTTCTAGCTGTTTCTTCAGAAGTTCTAGTTCTTCCACTCTTATATCCTCCACAGCAGAATTTTTCGAAGCCGCAGCAAAGATTGGAGTTCTTCCTGCATAAGCTGGCATTGAAACCAGTGTGATACCACGCAAGGTAGTATCTTTTAGAGTCTCAATTCCATCTTCCTCGGTTTGGGAATTATCAAACATGATTTCCCAAGAGAGTTGCGGGTATTGTCCGGTTTCAACTAGATCTTTGATGAGGGCAACGTCCTCTTCTCGTTCTCGAGTCCACAATGCGGCAATCCCTTCAATCTTATCCCCAATGTCCCGAAGATGGGTAATAACACCTAGAGGATGGGCCTCATCGTGGGTCTCATTGATCCGTCCAAACATCATCTTGACAGGTGCAAAGATACCCGACTTTATTAAATTGGCGAATTCCTCTTTAGGAACCCGTTGCTTGTTTTCATTGGGTTTGTCATCCGTAAGGATAAACTTTGCCCACATATAGGATGGATTCAAAGACAGAGCGGCGACAGCTTCGCCATCTGTACTCTCTTCTCCCTCTAGTTTATATTGTACCAATTCTAGCTGTTTTGTGGTAAAAATTGCTCTATTCATTGCTCACTCCAGCCGTTTTATTAGTGTTTTCAGCCGTTTTTGGCTTATCTTGCGGCGTTTCTGGTTGTTTAGGTGCTCCGGGTTGATTGGAGTATGGTTTCGGTGCGAAATCATCCAACCCGTAGCTTTTCATAGTATCTTTATCATCACTCAATTGCTTTGCTTCATCTTCGAAAACATAGCCGAAAGCATCAACATAAGTCGAGCGGCTCAGGTTTCCAGTATCATAGAGATTACGGAGACCTTCGATAAAGTTTACAAAGCTATGCAGAGAAATGGGTTTGAATCTAACTTCCGGATAATCACTAAGATTATTCTCGGTAGCAATTCTTTTGACAATATCTTTAATAATCTGTAAAATCTTTCTCTGCATATTGTTCATAGTTTTTACAGGAGAGAGAGTAGCATATTCCGGTTCTGAGGTACCAGATCTTTGTGATTCGCCAGTGGTCAGAATCCGAGGAAATCCAAGAGAATAGAAAATATCTTCGTTCACACCAATATATTTCTTATCATCTAGGATGGGTTCCAATGGGGGATAGACCCACTTGATTTCTACAGTATGGTTTGTGAACAACTGGAAAATCCGCTCGAGATCGCGTCCACCAGAATTTCTATAGGTCATCTGATCTTTCAGACTCTGGAATGTTTCCGACTCGTCTTCCGTTACTGGAAAATCATCACTACCAACTTTGAACTGCTGAATAGCACCAATCGCCCTAGCTGCCAGGGAGTAGTCCAGTCTTTTTAGGTTTCGTTTATGTTTTAGACTCTCAAGTGCAGCATGGAGATAGGGCGTTGGGTAGCTACTATCTGCCAGCGGTTTTCTTCGAGATACAGTATATTCAGGTTCTAGCTTGAATTCTTTAGTTCCCTTACGAACCTCAGCTACAAATACTGGATAGTATTTTAACCATTTTTCGTACAAAGGTACATCTGTAGTACCATCCGGATACATACCTTTATTTGTAATAAAGAAGATGGTCTTATCGGGAACAACTAGATAGTAGGACAGCATATCTGATTGTTCTGGGGAATTGATTTTAATTGTCGAAGAGTCTCTGACCCACATAGAAACAGGGACGGAGATGGTAGACATCTTCTTAATCCCGTATTCTCTGAAATCAGAGGTTGGAAGGCTTGCAAATTTTACTTCGGGATAAACTAAACCGGTTAAAAGATATTCAACAGCACAGGTCTCAGCAAACTCTTGTAGCTTATCCTTTACAGCCGTAAAGATTTTCAGTTCATTCGGGGAAAGTTTTCCCTTGCTGATGACCAAATCCGTAATACCAATTTCAATTAGTTTATCTACAACTGTACCAGCAATTGGATCTTTTCTGTAAAAGAACCTGCACTCCTTTACTACCTCTCCGTAGTTTTTGTGCGGAGCCGAATCCATTTTATCTATGTCTTGAGGACCCCACGGAGTAGAGCTGGGAGACGTCATGAAGCTATATTGTGCCTTAGCTAACTGACTTTTTTCTATTCGTTCCATAATTTGTTATCCTGCGAACCAAGAGCTTTTCATTAGCTTCTGTCGCTTTTTTGTGAAGTCCATAGTTTCATGGACTAGATAGTAGGCTAGTATCGCACATAGGAGGGCTGCTGTGAAGTGGTCTTCGCCTTTCTTACCTCCTCGCTCGGTGAGCGTTTTATAAACAATTTCCCCAGTTACTGTTTTAGAATAAGTCATTCTCTCAAGTTCCGTAACCATTTCAAAATCTGTACTAGAAAATACGACTTTATGGTTATTAGCGTATTCTTGTAATACTGAAACAGCTAGGGGTTTTGTTTTAGTTTTAATCTCCTCACCATCTGAATTTGTTCCCATAACAATAGCAGTAGAGAAATTGATCGGTATCAGTCTTTTATGATAATCCTTATGGGCATAGTCTAAGGATTCTTTCAATCTTTGGACAACCGGCTTACCAACACCACCCTCATCTATACCAATAATATAGGGTTTAAACTTAGAATCAAGAAGGTCAATAAACCGATCCTGAATGGTGTAGGATACTTTATTTAGGGTAATACGAGCGTGGAATTTAATTCTTCCGTAGCCATCTTGATATAGAATAATAATTGCTGTTGGTTCCGTATAACCTAAGTCAATCCCTATAATGCATTTATAAGACTTGTCTGGGATTTGTGGGATTAAGTTTGCACGGGTGATATAATCATCAATGTTCTCAGAAATTTCCCACCCATTAATAACCAATTTATAAACCGGGTTATTAATAATCTCAAAAGCTCCACGATCAAAGAGAGAAAATACAGGTTTTCCATGCAACCCGAGAACAAAATGAATGTAATCTTCAGAATCTTCCCCACCATATTGTTCAAGAGCACGTTGTCTATCTTCTTCAGAAAAACGTGGATTTTGAAGGGCGGAAACCCTGTGCTTAGAGTAGCTTGAGTTTTCTTGATCGGTATGGTAAAGAACATTTCCTTCTCGTAGGCCAGTAGGTACGCCTGAAGTTAGAAGTTTAAATCCAGGAGTAAAAGTATTCAAAGAGGGCTGTAATTCCTGAAAAACTCTGTGGGCGTAGTAGCCACTCTCATCTAACAATATAACCGGGGTATGTAAACCAATTACATTAGCACCGGTTCCACTTTGTCCTGCAATACGACATAAAAGAGTAGCTTGATTCAACAGTTTGACTGTATAATCTGACCCGTTAATACCACCCCGAGGTTCAATGAATTGTTTTAGAAAAGAATTACTTCTGAATAACCGAATAAGATTAGTAAACACAGGTTCCAGATGAACCTTAGAAGGAACTGTATATAGGATATAATCGTTTGGAAATACATTAAATACAAGATACCAAATCATCAGCGTTGATAGGCTGACCGTATTATGTGACCAAATATTATCAATTAGATGTGTACTATTATGGGGAACGGTTATAGAATAAGTTTCTTGTTTTTCCACAAGCCTTATGTTTTTTACCCGCACCCAGTTTATATCAGCGTTTATAAACTTAGAAAGCTCAGCATCAACATTTACAACCTTATTAATGGTTTCGTCCGTTGGAAAATATTTAAGGTGCCCCGTTGACCGTGATCGAGTTTTTCTATAAGCTCTATAAGACAGTATTGGGTATACTTTTGCCTGGTTATGTGGTTTTTCTGTAAGATACCACTGTAAAAGCTCTTCTAACTTTTTAGATTTTCGTTTTGTAAAAATACCAATATTTTCACGGAAAAGTTGAACATTCTCCACACCTTTTATCGAAAGGCACCAAGCACCAAGATAGGGGTTCTTTTTATAAGCTAATGAAGCGAACACCCCAAACCTGAATAGAAGATGTTGTACATCCCGTGCTAATCTTTCTGAAGTAGAGCAGTAGCCCACCTCATTAGCTGTGCACCAACCGTCATCCCCAAACAACCTATTGAGGAATAATGCTACTTTTCCTTTTTTTGATTTAAAAACCAGTTCTGGTACAAACTTATCATAGGAATGACATGATCTTAGTCCATGAGTAGATAAGAAGCTAAGGTATTGGTTTTTTATTTTCGGGTCTTTTTTTGAGATAAAGTATGTTATATCCTTTACACGCAAGTTACACCCAAAATACTCCGCGATTTTCTTAAGATCTTCGAAAACTTCCGGCTCTGTCGTAGTTATAGATCCGCAGTAATATGTCCCCTCGGCAATAAAATGTGCCAGAGTTATATATTCTATATCATCTGCGGACTCAACCCCAAAATATGGGGTATTTTTAGCCACGGCCAAGTAGTTACCTACCTCTAGCCTATCGGCGTTAACAAACCCACTATTTGTTAGGAACGGATGTTCTTTGGTTACTACTGTTTTGAGACCCTTATCAGTTTCAATTTCATAGCAATCTTGTGTCCCATTATATTCAACAAAGCACTCATTTACTTCCTGCTTCCAATCTTGGTTAATAGATAATATATTATGCAATCTCGTGGACTCATACCATTCCTTAGCAGAAAGATACTCTCCCGTGTCCGGGTTCATAATCATAGCAGACTCGTGGACGCACTTTCCAACTGCCCTACCACAGGCTAATGATTGGTAGTTACTAACATCAAGAAGAAATTCCTTTTGGTATACAGTAAAAGCAAATTTCTCTTCTCTATCTAACCGGTCCATGTTATATACAAACTCACCAAACAAGACCGGGTTTTTCATAATCTCATAGAATACTAAATCTTCTTGAGATACTAGTTCCTTAATTGCCATTAGGCTTTACTTCTCCAATAAGCAATGATTTTATCTTCCCCTTCTCGACTATCAATTTTATATGAGTTTGGTAAACGAACCCCACCAATCTCCGTTTCAGCCCCATTAAAGGGAACTGAGAATCTTTCCTTCATAAAATCTCCTCCCCATTTACGGATATAGTAATTCCGGTTTAGGTTGAAGAATTTATTATTAGATCCACCACTTCCTTGCTTGATAGTTCTACTCCAAAAATGAAAGTAATAAGAATTTGTAACTTTTGCAGATTTGGTTCCAGCAAGGATTGCCCGTCGTGCTAAATCGTTGTCTTCAAAATAAGCCGGGTAGTGATTTACGTCAATATAACCCACCTGATCGAAGAAAGATCGAGTATATAACGCTAAGTTATGTGTATCACTCATTCCCCCTCCAACATCATATCCGACTTGATCACTCCAACCTGTAAATCGCTCCCACGGCTTTTCTTTCCACGAAGCAAATTTTAGATCTTCCCCATTAAAAAGAGGTCTTACTTCAGGGAAATCTTTTACTAAAGCTTTGACATTATATTCTTGTGAACATAACCAATCATAGCCTATCTTCTCCTCTACAGATATTAGGGAATCAATTGCATATGGGTAAGCAATGACGTCGTTTCCCATTGTTACTAGATTATCATATTTCCAGTGTTCCCAAGTAAAATCATAAAGATCATTTAAAGAATAGGGGAACCCGTAGTTCTGATTGTGTACAATATGAGGAATATCATTTCGAGCACACCAACCAGCGGTATCACCATCCCCAGGTTTCCCTACAATAATACACAATTTATACGGAGATTTTACAGTATCCCAAACTGATTGTACCGCTAACTGTGTGAACTCTAAATTTCCAAAAGTAACAATACCAATAACTGTCTTTTTCATATTGATACAACTGTCTCCATCTCTTTGTAGGGATCTTCGGAATCGCTCTGCCAAAACTGCATAGCTGGTACTGTCAGCCCAATCGTTATCTGTGAACTGTTCCGGTGGTTTGTTATTGCTAAGAATTTTTTATCCGGATTAAATAAATTATTATAAATTTGAGTAAATACATAAGGACCGGAAGCCCTACCTATAATTGTTTCACAGTAGGTACTAAGATACCCAATAGCATTTAGATCAAATGCCCTATCAAAAATATCTACTGTACTATAAAGATTGGGGTATTTATTCTGAATTGGAGTAGTGACTACAAAATCTTTATCGGGAAATTGAACTGCTAATCTCTCTACTAATGGTAACATCGGAAAATTTCTAGCCTGCCCAGAAAAAACATCCCCGGTAGCCACCAGAACAATATTCTTTCTCCCGTCAACAAACGCATCCACAATAGATTTCTGGTATAGTCTACTAAAGTTAATCCGAGGAATATATTTAGTAAGATTATCAGAGAACTTATAACTGATACCTGCGGATCTAAGTATATATTCATAATACTTCCTATAGTTTTCTAAACTTAACCCAATTCCAGGTAAGATGTTTCTACTATCTAAACCAAGCCACGTATTAAAATACAGGTCACTTGCCTGCCCTTTAACATAGGCTTTTGATGGTTCCATTATCCATTCTTGTGGTTGTGCATAACGGATTCTATCCAGGTCTTCTGTTAAATATGGACTATGTAAATGAGCATAGAAGAAACCCGTTTCTGGAAAAGCTTGTACAAGTTCCCGAACAAATTCTTTTGAATTATGATAATCACCGTTACCATAATACTGATAAAAACAAATTTCACGGTACATGTTTATCTACATACTCTTCTAAGACTGAGGTTACATACTGCTGTTCCCTAAAAGTAAGTTCTGGGTAGGACGGTAAAATAATAATTTCTTTTTGTAGAAGACTTGCTTTTGGGGAGTTATTAGCAGACCCTCTCAGGTGTTTGTGAGAGCTTATAGGATAAAAGAAGGGTCTTGTTTCTATATCCCGGTCAAGGAAGAACTTCTCAGCAACATGATAACCTGGGTTACCAATAACTCTTATACCAAACATCCAATTGGAATGGGTAGTATTCTCCGCTGTTTTCTGAATAACCAATTTAGGATTACCAATAGATTCGATAAGATCCTTATAGTTTAAGTATCGAGATTCTTTGAGTACCTGGATTTTACTAAGCTGCTCTAATTGAGCTACTAATAAAGCAGCCTGTAAGTTTGTAAGGCGGTAATTAAACCCTAGAATATCATGTACAAAACGAGTCTCAGACTGGCCCTGTCCCCGGCGTTTCTTTGCTAAAATGTATAACTTCTCATCATTAGTAACAAATGCTCCACCCTCCCCTGAGGTAATGGATTTGTTTGCATACCACGAATAGGCAGAAGCTAGAGATTCCGTACCTGCTTTTTTTCCTTCATAGGTTCCCCCAAAGCCTTCACAACTGTCCTCAATAAAGGTTATATGTGGATATTTTCGTTTTAGTTCAGGAACGTTGACTATGTTTCCTAGATTATGTACTACTAAGCAAGCATTTGCTCGGTAGATATTTTGTCGGAGTTCTTCTTCTGGGTAGTTCCAGGTATCTAAGTCTGTATCTGTAACGTACATCAAAAAGGGTGTAGTAAACCGTAAGCTATTCCATGCAGCTACATAAACGCTATTCGGGGCAATAATTTCAGTAGCACCCGTTTTATCGCGGAGAGCAAGGGCAACCAAGTGCATAGCAGTGGTTCCGTTTGATGTCAGGAGTAGGTATTTAACACCTAAATAATCTTTGAGAATTTCTTCGGCCTTGTCGAGGAAATACCCAGAGGAAGAAACCCAAGAGGATTCAATCGCTTGGGTAACATATTTCTTTTCATTTCCATAAAAGTATGGTTTATAAACGGGGATCATTGTATGTCCTTCATTCTTTCTGTTGCCCCAAACCAGCTATCCTTTTCTATAAATGAGTAATAAGCATTATTGCAACTTGTAAAATTATATTTATATCCTAATGAAGTCATAGCATTAAATATATTATCAAAACCACTTATGGGGTACTCTACACACACGACCTGTGGGAGAAAAGCAGAGCCGGACATCCCCCATATAGCTTGTAATTCATGTCCTTCTATATCAAGCACAAGTAATCTAACAGGCATCGAGATTAGGGTCTTATAGGTTACAGTCGTAACGGCATACTCATCAAACACACAGCCATACCCTTTTAACTCCTTTAGGTGGGCCTCTGTGTGTGTAAGAGAACCATTGTCATTACCCCCACCCGGAGCAGACACTATATCTCTAAAAATAGCCGTACCATCCTTATTAGAAAGAGCGATATTATAGTTACAAGCTAAAACTCTATTTTCTTCTAGCTGCTTAAAGGCATACTTAGATGCTTCCAAATTCATGCACGCCCAGCCAAAGTATTTCTCGAATATATAAGTAGATATCCCGAAATTAGCTGCACCACACTCTATAGCTACGTTCTCACTTCCAACTATATCATGAAAGTAATTGGTATATAACACCTCATCTAATGGGGGAACCCCATGCCCATGATATATCATCCTACTATCCATAGGTCTTATACGGTCTCTGAATAAATCTGCCAGAATCCAAATCTTCTCCTCGTGCGAAGGACATAAACATCTCCACGAGCTTTTCATCAATTTCCTTGATCAGATTATTGCGTTGCAGGTTCAAATCAATTCCTCTATGGAATACTTCATAGAGTTTTCTAAGTTTTTCTTCGTCACTAGCAAATTGTTCTACAAATTCTTCATAACTTAATTTCCGAATTACATAGAATTCATCTTGTGTAGCAAACATCTTCATGTCTACTGTATTTAATTTATCAATTAAACTACCTAAAGTATCACTCACTTTAAAACCTCCACGGCCACGCCCATACTATCATTAAATGCTATTGTCCGAATCTCTCTTTTATATGTATCACAGAATTCAACCAGTGCCTTATATTCCTGATCTTTATACCCAGTATAACCATACAGCTCATCAAAATATAAGATGGTCCCCGGAATAATCAGTTCGTTTAGGGGGAATAGGAAATCTACAGTAGAACTATATAAGTCACAATCAATATTGATAAAAGAAATAGGAGTCGTGTCTAAATTATTTAGAAAATCCCAGACGGTGCTTGAAAAATAACCATTATATAACCTAACATTACTTTCTAATTTTGGTTGTTCCTTAAGAGCAAAGTAATCTTTTTCCAAACCACGCCATTCTACTTGTAAACCGCGAAAGGAATCAAAAGCATGTAAAATTCTAGGCTTAATCTTTGAAGCAATATGGTTAGTAGAAATACCAGTCCAAATTCCAAACTCTAAAATTTGCCCCATAAATTTTTCTTTGTTAAGACAGTAATCTAAGATCTGTAAGTGGGGCTGTTCCCTTCCAAACCGATAAAAAGATTCTGCATTTGAGAAATCTAAAATATTATTCACTACCTATAACCTTTAGAATTAAAACCTTATCCGTATTAATTTCCCCAGTAGAGAAGAAGGTATCTTCTATAGCGGTATTATTCCCACCAAAATCATCAAATAAAACATCAATATGATTTTTAATCATTTCTTTTCTTTTTAAATTCCCGATCCACTCTTTATCTGAATTACAGATATAAAAACTTGGTTCCGGGAATCCTCTTTTCTTCCACAGATCATAATCAGAATCTGCAAAGTCCGGGGAATGGGCGGTTAGAATTCCTACCTGATGACCTCGCTTGACCATTGCTTGACAAAATTCAGAAAAGAAATAAGTATGTTTCCAAGCAGTTCCGTCGAGGTCTATAGCAATTTTTAGAGGTCTAGTTAAAGAAGTGGTCACGGTGACTTCTTTCTAATTTTAAACCTACTTTATATCCACCTAAGATGGGATCAACCTCGGGCCCATCTAAATAATCCATCTTTAAGTAGGATAGGACATCTAACCCCGCCTCCATTGAAAGAGTGCAACCACCACCAAATCGAGCATTGATTTCTGTCATAAAGATTTCCCCATCTTGGGAAACAATAAACTGGGTATTAGTTGGTCCAGTAAGTCCCATAAGCGTACTCACTCTCTTTGTAAGGTGAACAAGTTCCGGGAAGGAGACTGTCTCACTTGAGATTACTTCTCCACCACTAACCCTGCTACGAATACGAGGTACAGAACCATACCAAACACCTAAAGGACTAAAGTAAGAATCTACCGAATACTCAGTACCAAATACAAAATTCTGGATAACATAGTTCGGGTTCTTAGAAAAGTGCTGTAGATCATCATAGTTGTAGACCTTATGCAAGTCTTGAGAAGCGAAACCACGAATCGGTTTTGCAATAACCGGAAAACTACTTCGAACTATTTTTGGATAAATGTGTGGGAAATTCTGTAACATAAAATCTTCAAACTTCCCTTTATCCAAGCAAGTCTCCGCTGCTTCTTCTTCTGAACACACTAGATTTGGTAAGACAAAAGAAGAGAGCATAGCTACAGCAGCATCTTGAAGTGGGATAACAAGATCAAAATTACCAACTTCCAAGAGATTAAGAAAGTCAACTCTGAAACGCGGATCTCCCCAAGCGTAGCCTTTATGAACAGTTCCAACATTAGCTAGTGGACAACGTGGATCTAATTCATATCCTTCTACGGAAAAGCCAGAAGAGAGAAATCTTTTAGACAGGGCAACCCTTCTCCCCCCACCAGCGAATAAAACCTTATTTGAATGTTTCTGGGACATTGGTAATATTTGTTCCACCTTTTTCCATTAATTCTACCGGGGTAACTTCAACGTATGTACCACACTTAGTAACTTTACCATCAGAAGACGGGAGATCGTGTTCACATTTAAATTTCAAAACCGTCTTCTTACTTTCTGGGTAGTTAAACCACACCGTACCTAAAAGCATTTTACATTCCGGACAGTAAACGTAGGCCATCCGAGATTTGTAAAACTCTTTTGCCTTGATTTTAAGATCCTCAAGATAGTTGATAACACTCTGCTCTTTATCACCTTTACGGTGCCTACGGGTGATTTTAAGATCTTCCTGCATGGAGGAAATATCTTTCCGTAGAGAAGACATCATGTTATTCAACTCACGGAGTATGGTAATATTATCTAAAGATACGCCCATACCACGAATATTATTGTTAACTTGCTCGAGATCTTCAAGCTGAAGAATGGCCTGAATAAGTGCCCGGAGAACTAATTGATCATTAATCTTAAGATCAGTAAGATCATAGTCTTCGGTGAAAGAGGAAAGCTTGGCATCAATCCGTCTTTCTAACGTCATAGACGGTTGAGCATTCATTTCATACTCGGCCATCTTTTCATCAAATTCTACGTCAGAAAGATCTCTATATTGTTTGAGATTTCTGACCCGTTTGGAATATCGTTTATCTGTGTAATGCTTTTCAGTTTCCTCTGGCACTTTTTACTCCCTTTGACTTGATCTGTTCACTATAGATATTATACAGTTTTTCTTTGTTTTGTGCCACAAATTGCCCAATTCCAACCATTTTTATGCATTCTTTATGAATATAGATATTCACATAAGGTCTATCTACTCCAAGTAGGAATTCTAATTTATAGTTTTCCATAATCTTCTGGCACTGGGGACAGATCATTCTTATCATTTCCTTTCAGATAAAATCGTAAACTTTTTACTAGGGTTGGGGTTAATAGTTCTTCATCCCGAAGAAAAATAAACTGAACTAACCTATTAAGATCATTTTTACTAAGCATAACATACACTAGATCATGGTTATCTCTACAAAGATCCGCATCCATTGATCTCTTGAACTGCTTACCACAGTATGAACAAGCCCACTTGTCTTTTGCTTTTATAGCCACCGCATTCTCCTTTAGATAAAGTATATCAGGAATAATATATTTGTCAATAGGCAATTTGCTTCTTGACAGAACTAATTTGCTATGTATAATAAGAGTCTAGCACATTAACAACTGAATATGAACACCTTACAAATTTGTAAGGTACCAATTCTATTGACAAAACGTTCGAAACGTGTATAATATAAAAAGATAAAGTGACGCTCAGAATAATTGAGCCGCCGATCACTGCGGAAGTGAGAGGTTGAAAAAACCTGGTAGTCAAATAAAGGAAAAATAAATTGTTTACTTTAGTAGATAACACTAATAAAAATAAGTTAGTGAAAAAATTGATAGGCAGTAATTTGGTTTCTATTGACACGGAGACTACTTCAAAGAATCCAATTGAGTGTACACCACTTCTTCTTCAACTTGGCATTGAAGAAGATTTATTTATTATTGATCTTAATAAACAAAAGAATTTTGCTTCTTATGTTATTAAGTTAATCATAGACTCAGGAAAGCTTTCTATCATGCATAACGCTAAATACGACCTGAAGGTCATCTATCGCGTAACAGGCGAATGGATGCGGAGTGTCCATGATACAATGCTGGCTGAAGTTTTAATTAATCAGGGGCTTTCTTCTCAATACTTCTCCCTCGCTTCTCTCGTAGAGAAGTATTGTGGGGTTGTCCTTGATAAAGAAGTCCGTTTAACTTTTGAAGGATTTAATCCGGAGGTTGATTCTTTCACACAGGAACAACTCCTGTACTCCGTTCTGGATGTTAAATATCTTCCGGACATTTATCAAAAACAGGTAGTCGCTCTGCAAGAGCAACGCCAACAGCGGGTCCTGGATTTGGAAAATGAGTTAGTATCAACCGTGGCGAAAATGGAGTATTCCGGTCTTCTTTTAGATAAAAAAGCCTGGCTTGGGTTGGTTGAAACTCTTGATAAACAGGACAAAGAAGTGCTGTTTGACTTGTATAATGAGTTCCGGGTTTTGTTTGCCACAAAAGAATTTTCTAATGCTCTTGAGGCATTTGAGTTTCTTGCTATACCAGTAGGAACAAAGAAATTCCAGAAGGAATTATCAGAAACAACGGTTCCTGAGAATATAGCTCATATAGTATGTTCTAATGTTAATTTTAACTCAAATAAGCAAATCGGGTGTATTATTGGTCAGTTATGTGGAATTCCTGGGCTTTCTTCTGTTGATAAGAAGACACTTGGTAAGTTTCGGTTTGAATACGAGTTTATTAATCTTCTCCTGACCCATCGTGATTTGGAGAAGAAGATGAATACTTATGGAGAGAATTTTATTGATTATATTTCTCCCGTAGATGGTAGGATTCATTGTGAGCTTAATCAACTTGGGACAGAGACGGGAAGGTTTTCTTCAAATACGCCGAACATGCAGAATATTCCGAAGAAGAACGAATACCGGACGGCTTTTGTAGCTCGTTCTGGGTATAAGATTATTACAGCAGATTATTCTCAAGCTGAGTTGAGATTGTTGGCTGCTGTGAGTCATGAAGAAGTTATGTCTCAGGCTTTTATTGATGGAATTGACTTGCACATAAAAACAGCTTCTCTTCTTTTTGGTGTGCCCGTTGAAGAGGTTACAAAGGATCAACGCAAAGATGGGAAGACTTTGAATTTTGCTGTTGTGTACGGAACAACTGAGTACGGCTTACTATACAATTTTGGTCTCCCAATTGAAACAGGCAGGGATTATCTACGGAAATATTTCACCGGATACCCAAACTTAGGTAGGTTTATTCCTGCCGCCGGAAAGAAGATTTTAGAGTTAGGTTATTCTGTTACACCTTATGGCAGGAGACGGAATTTTGAAGCGAAGGTTTTATATAAGGATGCTTTTGAGTATGAGAAACTTACGTCCGCTATAAAACGAGAAGGAATTAATCATATTATTCAAGGAGGAAGTGCAGACATTGTTAAATTATCAATGGTTACTTTGGACAGAACACAGCCGTTTGGAGATGAGTTTAGAATTTTACTTCAGGTCCATGACGAACTGGTTTTTGAAGTACGAGAAGAAATAGTAGAGGAGGCAACCGCTTTTGTGAAGAAAACTATGGAAGAGGTTGAACAGAGGTTTTTGGGAAAAATTCCCGCAGTGTTAGATGTTTTTATTTCTGATTCATGGTATAAGGATTAAGTATGGCAAAAAGCAAGGATTTCTTGAAGGGTTTTCTTGAGCAGTATTCTGACTATGTTGTTACAGATGAGATGTACGGAGATGTTCGTGCAATTTCAACGGGATCACTTAGTTTAGATTACTGTACAGGAATTGGTGGAATTCCAATTGGAAAGTTCACAGAAATTTATGGTCCAGAAAGTGTCGGGAAGACAACCATCTGCTTGAGTATAGCAAGGAATGTTATCCTCTCTGGTAAGAAGGTTTTGTATATTGACGCCGAGCATGGATTGGATTATAATTATATTCGAATGATTGCTCCGGAGGCGACTGAGGAGAATTTTATTCTTCTGCAAACAGATCTTTCAGACGATGCTTTTACAGCATCTGAGCAAGCAATTGCTTCGGGCGAGTTTGGTTGTATCTTCTTAGATTCTCTGGCTAATCTTGTTTCAAAACGAGAACGAGCGAACGAGTTTGAGAAAGATACAATGGGAGTTATCCCTAAAGATCTTGCTAAGTTCTTACGAAGAAATAGTCATGCAATTCGGAACACAGAAACTGCTTTTGTGTTTGTGAATCAAGTACGAGATAAGATCGGAGCTTATGTCCCGACTTTGGAAAGCCCGGGTGGACATGCTCTTCGGCATATGTGTAGTTTGAGAATTTCTCTCGCCTCTACAGGAAGTAAGGCTACTCGTATTACTGTAGGTGATGAAGAAATTGGTATCTTGACTACATTTAGCATTAAGAAGAATAAACTAGCTCGGCCTTTCAAATCCCACTTTATCCCTATTCTGTGGGGCATTGGGATTGATCGGACTAGGGACATTGTAGAGTTTGCAGAAGTTATTGGTGTCATAAATAAAGCAGGTGCTTACTATCGTTTTGAAGGAGAGAATATTGGTCAGGGGTTAGGGAAAACATTAGAATTTCTTAATCAAAACAAAGAGGTACTTGACAAGGTAGTAGAAGCATGCTATACTATTATGCGTAACGAGCGAACGAAGGAATTGCAAGATTTGCTTCCCGAAGTTGCTGAAGAACTTTAATAACTGAATAATAAATAAAGTAAAACCCCAAATGGGGTAAATTTATACTATAGGAGATGATATGGAGAGAACACTAAGAGTGAAAAGATTGTATTGGCTCGGAGATTATAAGAATATAGAATTTGGGGAAGAGATTACCCAGATTCCCGCAGATATCGCTTTCAATCCAGAAGTGATTGATCGAATTCGATATTTGCAGTTACTGACAACCGAGATAAGTTTTCAGAGATATATATCTTTGGTAAAACAAACCGCCGGTCTTGCATCAGAAGATGTGATCGCTGCTTTGGAAAAATCAAAGGTACAAACATTTGATGAATTAAAACAAGTCCTTAATGGACACCTAAAGACTACAGGAGAAGAATAATATGGGCGCTGATTTTGATGTTTCAATTTTTGAGAAGAAAGAGCAACCTCGGTCAACTTTTGAAAAACCGGAGTATTTGACTTTATCGGTTGGACAGCACACTACACGTGTGTTGGCTACCCCACACAAGGTTTTTATTCACTACATCCCTGATCGTAAGCTGACGATTGCTTGTCCCGGTGAGGATTGCCCGATTTGTAAGACAAACAAACGCCTGATGGTCGAGTTTCCTCATGACTATAATAAGCAGAAGGGATTCATGTCTCGTCAGACTCGCTTCTTGATGAATGTTTTGGATCGTACTCAGGTTAAAGTGTGCCCGGGCTGTGGTGCCGAAGTAAAGCGTGGTGCAGATGGGAAGTTCTCCCCGATGTGCTACAAGTGTAATGTTATGGTAGCTGAGGTTCCTGTTACCAAGTCTAACAAAGTTAAGATTCTTGGGATCAGTCAGAGTAATGCAGACGTTTTGTTCGCTCTGCACAACTCTACTCTTGATGATAATAACGATATTATTGGTCTCAATAACTTTGATGTAAATTGGCTGGTAACTAAGAGTGCTAATGGCAAGACTGCCATTACCCCGATGGCCTCAACGAATCGGGATATTCTGGACGGTGAGTATAAGTTGTGGGATTTGGAAACTGCAACCATTCGGCTTACTGCTCAGGAACTTGGTGATCTGGTCAACGGTGCTCAGTTGCGGGATATCTTCCTCTCCCGTCGTGAAGAAAAGCAAAGCGATCTTCCGAAGGTTGAGAAAGTATCAAAGGAAGTAGAGTCTGACATTCAAGACGCTATTTCGGATCTGTTTGGTAGCTAAATAAGAAGTAAGTGGGAGCGTAAAAGGCGTATCCTACCGCTGCTGCGGGAAAGGTAGTAAGAAAACTGTGCAAATCAGTACCCCACGAAATACTTGAAAGAAGGATAAACATGAATACGGTTATAAAAGATGACTCAATTGTGATTGAGGTTGGTTCTGTAAGTAAGGTTAAGATCAACTCGAGCAATCTGCATACAATTTTAAACCATTACTGGGCAATCCCGGTTTTAATTAAGATGTTAACAGATCTAGGTGTTAGTGATTTCTCCGAGTGGGATGCTGCTCGAAAAGGGCGATATGACCACCCCGCATTTATTGAGATACAGAAGGAAGCACAAAAAGAGCAGCCCGTTTCTGTAAGGGTTCGGTTGTGAACCTGTATAAAATATATTCTGCGGATTTTAAATCGCCGTTTAAAAGTATCTGGTTGTTGTCATTTGTTTGTATTACTTGGTCATTCCATCCAGGTACTGGTGATTTACAAACATTCAGTATTGGATTATACTGGGAAGCGGAGTTAAATTTAATTTCAATCTATTGGGATAGCGGAGAATGGTGGACAAATGGACGACGGACTCGCAGCTAAATATGCTGATTTACTTGAGAATGAACCTAGTCGGGCAGGTACCCACTTAGCCAGAATGTTTGGTGAGCTAACTGATACAAACATAGATGGAAAACTGATGGGTATTTTCTCTAAGTTAGTTAAAATCTATGGAGCTAGGTTAATTTATTTTTCAGTGCTAGATGTAGCAGATATGGATAATGTTCGTCCAGGAAATCCAGCAGGGCTTCTTTCTTACTTTGCTAAGAAACGCTTAGAGAAAATGAAAGCATATCCGCAAGAAACCCTGGAAGATTTTATCAACAAACAAAGAAAAGACCTCGGTAAAAATAAAAAGGTATTCATGAGGAATTTAGATGAGTGAGCTTTTTAATCACGACGCTGAAATCGCTGTTCTAAGCATTATACTAAAGAATCCCAGTAAGTATTATGAACTTACTGGGTTACGGCATGGAATGTTTGCAACTAAGAATTACGAGATGATTTTCCAATCCATAGCAGATCTTAATGCAGACGGGAATGCAGCTTCTTTTCCGATCTTGAGAAGTTACATGGAAAGTACGGGGATGCTCCCACAGGTTGGTGGAGAACAATTACTTACTTACTTATATAATGCTTCTTATCCAGAAGATAATATTAGTTTCTATGAGAATTTAGTTATTGATTCTTATCGCGGAAGATCACTAATCCAAGCTGCTACAGATGCACAAAATACTGTACAAGCTGGTGGGGTAGATTTAGCACTGTCACAAATTCGCCGTACTCTGGATAATTTAGCTACAGCACATGGTAAAGAAGATCTAACAGATTTTAGTGATATCCTAACCGCTGCTTATGGAGATATCCAGGAGCGGGTTGCTGCCGGTGGAAAAATGCCCGGTCTGACTACTGGTTTTCAGAGTTTAGATTTGACTACGGGCGGTTTTGGAAAAGGCGAGGTTTGGATTGTCGCCGCAAGGTCCTCGATGGGAAAGAGCGCATGGATTTGCAACTCGGCATTAAAAACAGCAAAAGCTGGTAGCTCTGTTGCGATCTTCTCACTAGAGATGCCAAAAAAAGTTTTGATCGAACGTATGCTTGCTATAGAGACTGGTATTTCAATTAGTAAAATTCGTTTTGGCAATCTTAATCAAAAAGAAGTAGATGCTATTTTTGAAGCTACTAAGCGTCTAAGAGATTTAAAGATTGTTGTAGACTCAAACTACTCCGCCGATATTGACTACTACACATCTACTGTTAGGAAACTAAAGAAAAATAACGACCTGTCTGTTACCTACCTTGATTATATTCAGTTGATGGCTGAACGTAGTACAGAAGCAACCCATGAGTTGGGGAGGATCTCTCGTGGCGTAAAGCTTTTAGCTAATGAGTTGGGAATTACTAGTGTGGTTGTATCACAATTAAACCGCTCACTAGAATCCAGGGATGATAAACGGCCAACTCTTGCGGATTTACGTCAGAGTGGTAATCTCGAAGAAGATGCGGATAATGTGATTATGCTTTACCGAGATGAGTATTATAATCGTGAGAGTAAGCATAAGGGTATCATTGAAAATATTATCCGAAAACAACGTAATGGACCAGTAGGAACTGTTATGTTGAAATTCATTGATGAAAGTAATATTATTTATGAGGACTAGAGAATGGTGAACCGGGCTAAAGTTAAAGGGACTGCTTGGGAGAATCTCGTAGTGGATCTTCTAAATAAACATTTAGATAAAGCTACATTCAAAAGAATTCCTGGAAGTGGTGCAATAGGAACAATTATGGGAGAAGGTCTACTCACCGGGGATATTAGTGGAAAGATTGCGGGGTTCCCTAAAAAGATTCGGGGCGAAGCAAAAGTTGGGTATGGGGGATCAAAACAATTAACCGTAAAAAAGGAGTGGATTGATAAAATCCATGAAGAGGCTGCTAACACCCAATCTCTTCCGGCTTTATTCTGTAAGTTTAGTGATGCTCGATCCGGGGTAAAACATTTTGTTGTTCTTTCCCTGGAGGATTTTATTGAAATTATGAATTACATCACTATGATTAATGGTGAAGAAGATGACTAAATACGAAACTTTATGGGATTATTTTCTTTTTCTTTACCAGAAAAACTTTGGTATCCGGGCTGATGTGGTTGAAAAGTATGCTGTATTAGATATCCTTGAACGGGTAGCAAGCGGGCAAACTAATCAGATGGTTGCAGATACCATAGCTGCTGAGGTAGAGTATGTAGATGACGTAGTAAAGAAATATTTTTCGTTCCCAGGATGGGAGCGGGAATTGGATGTGGATATGTGGCAGATGTACCGCACTCTGGGTGGAGATATGTCTTATACTCGATCCGTAGTCTTTACCATCAGTTCTATTATGGATAATAAATTATTTTTACAGGCATATAAAAATTGCCGAGAATTAGAAAAAATACAAAAGGAAGTTAATAGCAATGTCAGATAAACGATTTGCCCCACCTGATTTTGATGATATGATGCAACTTACTGATTTAATTCGTGAGTTGTATGAGAAGGTAGAGAAGATGGAGGCTGTGATTGATGAAGAAGTGGCTAAGACCACCACAGAAGTCACAACCAACCCAAATTACTTTGTCAACGGTAAGGCTCCGTCTATGGAGCTAGTAAAATCAACCTATCAGATTCGTGGTTTAGACGGAAACCTTTTTGATAAAAGAATGAAATTAGCGGAAGTAAAAGCCGCCCTAGAGGGAGCAAAGCTCCGTTTCCAGGTTATGCGTGGGATGATTGATATTTATATTACTGATAGTGCAAATGCTAGAGCAAGTGTGGTATGAACATCAGTGCTTCCATGATTAAAGATGTTCTGGTATGTTCTAAACGGGCTGATTTTAGAATCAATTATCCGGAACAAGCTATACAAACTACAGAACAATTAGTAGGTTCTGTAGTCCATAAGGTGATCGAGGATTACTGGCGGGATGAGAGAGCTGCTTACGAATATGTAAACCTTACAAATTTGCAAGGTCCAGAGAAGGATAAATGTGTTAGAATGTTAGAGAGTTTCTTTGGAAACTTTTACTATCTTCTTAATGAAAATGATCTTGTTGAAAAGTATTTTCGTCTCGAAATTGGAGAAGATCTTTTCTTAGTAGGGAAAATGGATCGTGTAAGTGTGGAAAATAAAATGGTTATAGACTGGAAAACTTCAGCCTCAACACCGTTTTCTGTTGCGAACGACCCGCAGTTTATTATTTATAACTATGCATTCCGTAGATTGTTCAGTGTTCCGGCTGAGTTTGTAGGGTTTGCTTCCCTTACAAAGGGTAGAATTGTAAAGTTTGATTATGATAAACAGTTAGAAGAAGAGCTTTTTAGTTCTATTATTCCGGATGTAATTAGAATTATTAAAACAAAAAGTTTTATTCGACAAGGGTTATTTGGTTATAATGGTATTGGTAGAATAAGTGGTGCCTGTAAGAATTGTGCTCATTATGAAATGTGCAGGCGGGAGGGTGAGTAATGTCTTGGTATATAGAGTACCTACTTAGGAGAAGTGACGAGATTCATAACGCTGTTTCTTCACCTGAAAAAAGTATTGCAGATACTGATCATGATAGCTATGAATCTGCATTCAATCTGGATTCAGACTCTTATAATGATCTACTCTTGATAGAGAAAAAGATAGCGGAATTGGTAAATCTTGGTATAATAAAAAATAAAGATGTGGAATTCCTCTCTTTAATTGGTGCTGGATTTTCATTTCGAGAAGTTGGTAAACGTTTAGGAGTTGTAAATAAAACAGCAGTATTTCGTTTTAGGGCATTGTGTGCTTTAATATCTTATTATACGGGTTATATTTTTTGTGATGATGAGTTTCTTCGTAGACTACAAGAAGATCACAATTTAACAGATGAACAAGTAGAGATTGCTAGGCAATACATGCAATCAACATTAAAGGATAAGGTTGTAAGGAGATAATATGTATTCTGAGAGTGAGATTCAAAAAGTAATTGAGACTTATGGAGATGTTACGTGTATTCATCGTCATCGTTGGCCGGATCACAAGAGTTGTTTTGCTCGTGGTCTTATTAAGATCAAGAACGGCGGTGGGCGTTTAGACGCCAAACAGTTTGAGAAGAAGACAGGTATTCCCTGGTACAAGGTTCCCGGCACTCGGGTTGGTTATTTTGATATTGAAACTGATAATTTGAATGCGGATTTTGGTACTGTATTATCTTGGGTAATTAAATCAAAGGGTGAGAAAAGGTATGATTGTGCCGTAGTTACTAAAGAAGAGTTGTTTAATGGTACGCAGGATCGACGTCTTGTCGAAGAGTTCGTTGCCGCCCTTAGTAATTATGATATTATTTGCGGATATTATTCTACCGGCTTCGATTTTCCATATATGCGTGCAAAAGCTTTGCATTATAATATCC